GCAAAGATGCCGTCTAAATCAACCTTCATTTTACTCAATTGTCTTCAATCGGCTATGGCTTTTGGCCAAAGCTGCGGGCCAGGTCACCAGAAGGTGCTGCACTCGCCAATATCTCCCCTCACGGATGGACGATACGACCCGCTACAGCCACAGGTTCAAAACTGTTTAATTTTTTCTGCCCTTTTCCCTCCGATTGCGCATATCAGGGCTCGCCCGGCGGGCGCCCCTTGGCTAAGCTGGCAACCCGATATGAACCTTCTCCAGATGAGATCGCCGGATGATTGCAATGACCCCCGTGGCGGCCCTGCGCGGCCTGCTGCTGACCCTGCTGCTGGCGCTGGCCGGCTGCCAACCCACCCCGCCAGCCCAGACCCGCATTCAGGGCAAGACCATGGGCACCTACTATGTGGTGACCCTGAGCGATAACTACCCCAGTGGGGAACCCGCCCTCAAAAGCGATGTAGAGAGCCTGCTGGCCCGGATGAACAAGGAGATCTCCACCTACGATCCGGGCTCGCTCATCTCCCGTTTCAATCAGGGGCCCGCCAACACCCCGTTTGCCATTCCGCCCACCATGGCCATCATCGTCCAGCAGGGAATTGATGCCGGTCGGCTGACCGATGGCAAGCTGGATGTGACCGTGGGGCCACTGGTCAATCTGTGGGGCTTTGGCCCCGACAAACGGCCAGTCAAGCGACCCGATGAGGCAGCCATCGCCGCCGCCCGCCACAAGGTGGGGATCGACAAGCTGACCCTGACCCCGCAGGGGGATCACTTCCTGCTCGAAAAAACGATCCCGGACCTCTATCTCGACCTCTCCACCCTCGGTGTAGCCGCGCGAGTGAATTGAGCACAAGAAGCGAGTGAATTGAGCACTAAATGTCGTGATCAATTCACTCGCTTATGCATTAATGAGAAAAAGAAAATTGGGAAGAAAAGACCTTGTGAGATGCGAGAGCGAAGGGAAGAAATACAAACATCAGGTTCGATTCGCTACAAAAGTAACACCTTCAAGACTGAACCAAGCAGAAGCGCTTAGTAGGGTAATAACGCCAGAAGTATCAACATTTACCCCTATAGGCCCAACGTTATTTCTGCCGCACATATAGCACGTGCGCCCAGTGGGTCGATAGCCAACAGGAAGCGTTCCAAGGACTAACGAAGAAGAGCCGTTGGGCTGAACAATGCCAGACAATGTCACTATGTTACCAACGCGATGCGCCTTCGCACGTAGTGCGCTACTACCTGTATATGCACCCCAAGCATCGTTCATAGGGATATCCGACTGAATTTCACCGCCAGAAGGAAGGGCAGTACGCACATAGGGATTTAGAGTCACACCAAGAGAATCACAAACAGTTTTTGCCATCACACGATGACCAACATTACTAGGATGAACCCCATCACTATAGAGCTCGGCGTTACGACTAAGGATGGATTGGTCGTGACGCAATAGGCCATGGCCATTACTCTTAGCAAAGTTAAATATAGCAGCAACATAATCTTCATAATTGACGCCAGGAGACAGAATAGGGAACTGCGTGGCATCGGCCCGGGGAGGGATGGAGATAACGAATCTAACTGATGAGCAACGACTATTCACACCATCAATCAAACTACTAATTTTAACAGTCATTTCAGTTGGAGTAAGAACCCTACCTGGGTTGTAGAGGTTATTAGTACCAAGGTTAAGTACTAATACCTTTTCATTTCCTTCGCGAAAAAGGTTAAGCCAGTAGGAAATCTCATCAAGAGCAGATGTAGTGATGTAGTCCTGATATGCATAACCAGACTTACCAGCCACATATAACAGGCTTGATGACGGAGAGGATTTAAGGGTAAGAACACCGCAAACAACAATAGTACCACCAGCTGCGGAAATAGTAAGGGTGTCAGTCTCAGACCATGAATTAGCCACCTCTGCAGTTTCTTTCAAACCAGTTCCACCAACTGCTTGAGTAGACAATGTCACACCATTTCTAGCAATAACAAGAGACCCGGATGATGAGCTGGCGTCGTAGACAACATAGACAGAGTTAAACGCCCGATTATTGACGGTGATGCTTTGCCCAGGAGCTAGAGAGCGACGACTTGCGACGAGCCCGGTTGCTAACAGAGTGCCACTACTAGTAAGGCCTGTATTGACAGCATTAGCCTGGTTTATATCGGTATGCCAGCCATAGCCAGGGTCATTCTGCTCCCCCTTATTGCGATGGTTAAGGATGCTTCTAGCAACCTGATAAGCATATGCTTTTGGGTATGATGAAGCCCCTGCACCCTCTGTGATTGAGTCTCCCAAAATCATCATAGAGGAAGATAATTCCGCGATGCCAACAAAGCCGTTATTTGAATCAAATATGGCACTTGGCTCCAGTTCTCTCAGAGCAGAATGCAGTGTCTTTTCCGGCGAGGAAAGACCGGCAGACTTATATCCTATCATCTGAGCACCATTACCAGGTGTTGAGCTGGCAAGTTCTTCACGCAATTTATCCAAGATAGTAATAATGGCCTGAAAAAGCTGGTCATCATCAACCTTGCTCGGTTCAATTCCTGCCGCTTCCAACACGTTCAATATTTCGTTTGTCATCTGGTTGAACCAGTCGCCACCAGGCACGGTCGGCGCCTGACCGACGCCACCCTCGGTGAAATATTTGCGCAGAGCGCTTTGCACCGGCTTGCGAGCAGGTTGCGCATCAACGCCGGTTCCGGTATCAGGCCAGTACGCCATGGTTACACCTCATAATTAAAGTCGTAGTAAAAGCCAGCAATCTTCAGGCGGTTCAGCACGCATTCGAGAATGAGTGCTGCATTGCCACGCAGCGGCGTAAGAACGTTGTCGAGCACCGTGAAGCGCTCTTCTGGTATGCCCAACACATCAACACGCAAAATGAAGCGTGCTGATGCCGGATAAATAGGGAAATTTACGTCGCGCAGAACGTGGTGCGGCCACTGCTCATATACCTTGACATTGAAGCCAAGCGCCGCCGCGATCTGCTCGATCATCCATGTCTGCAAACCGCCTTTACGGTGGTATTTTTCGACCACGGCAGCACGGCGCTGTTCGAATGATTGGTTGGTGATATTGCACTCAGGCAGGCCAAGATAAGCCTCCCACTCAGGCAGCAGTTGCACCGTGGTTTCTGGGCGAATTTCGAGCAGCAGCTGATCGGCGCTTAGCTCAACCTCATGTAGGCGCTTGGCAAAGCCCATGACGTACTTGGGCAGGTTGGCATCAGCGTCACGCGGCCATGCTCGGCCACGCGGCATCTGCTGCAGCAGCGAATCGCCCCATTGCTCTACAGGGTGGGCCATGTGATCACCCCGATGACGTTTAACTCATCGATATTGGCAGGCACATCTGCAGTCAGATCCAAGGTGTAGTTCTTCACGCCTGGAGCGCTGCCAATGGCAGTGCGAATTTTGGATACCAGGAGGGGATCACCGGGCTGCAGGGTGCGCTCGTAGCCATTGAGGTTTTTTTCGATACCGGCGCGGGTCTCGGCGCTGTCAGGCGTCGGCACGATAGCCAGATCGGTCAATTTTAGCAGTGGCCCGATAAAGACCGGCTCGATACCGGCAGGGCGACCTACCGGCACGCGAGTCGCCGGGTCAGCATGAAGGAACAGATAATTCTGCATCATGAACTGGTCGATAGGCGTCGGCAGGATGTCAGACCGGTCATCATAAACCCAGCCAATCCCGACCGTTCCGCCTCCTTGCCACACGTCATAGGCCCATGCGCGGGTCACGCCAGCTACCTCACGCATCCAGGTGACGTAATCGGCCACCGCGCCACCCATTGGCGGGTTGCGCTTGCGGAACAGCAGGCGCTCCAGCAGCTGATTGATAGGCTCGATATCGGCCCCACCGCTGATGTCTTCGCTGACGCCGTTGGATTGCAACCCGGGAACGGGGGTTACCAGCGCCAGCGGCTGTCCTGCTGCAAGATTGCCTGCTGCGCCTGCCTCTGTAGCCTGCACCTGCACGGCAACAACGCCGCCAATCGGGCTGTTGCTGCTGGTGACGGTGTATTGACGTCCGTCGCTGTGCTGCAGCACGGTACCGACAGGGACTGGCACTGTGCCGGTCAGGGTGGCAAGACCAACAGCGTAGGTGGCCTGCTTGCGGATCACCCCTTCGAACTGGGCGGTTTCGATGATGGTCTGGTCATCCGATTCGCTGGTCGGGATGATCTGACGGACGATCCACATCTGGTGATCGTAGAGGTCGCGCTGGCCAGCTGAAACGGCAGCATTGAGCGCCTGCTCGATGCCGAACTTGGTCAGCACGGTGCCAAGGCTTGACTCGATATCGAGCAGGCCGCTGGCTGTGATTTGGCGCAGGGTGGGGACGTTATACGGCATTGGCTTGCGCCTCCCACCGCTTGTTGATGGTCATGGTGGTGTTGGTTCCGTCAGGGCGGGTGATGGCGATGGTGAGCTGCAGCATCTGAAACTGGGGAATGGCGCCGAGCACAACGATATTGCTGGCGTAATCAGGCTTTAAATGGGCATCAAGGGCGGTTTGTGCGTAGGTCACGGCCTTGTTGCGCACATCGGTGGTGAGCTTTTCGCGGTCAAGCAGCCAGAGCTTGCTACCCCAAGGCTGGTCGGCGAAGGTGTCGCCAATCCAGCCGCGCTTATCGCCGGTACCGTCTGGCAGCACATCGGAGTCATCGGCGCGGGCATCAGTGAACAGCACCTGCAACACCAGCGTTTCGAGGCCATCATCCTGACGCAAACCGGCCGAGGTGATATCGATATCGCCCCGGCCGGTTTCGTTGTTCCAAATGATGGCTGTGGTCATCGCCCCTCACACTGGGGGCGATGTTTGCCCCCCACCTGGTAAATCGTGTTTATGCTCCAGAAACGACTTGCCGTTGATGAACACATCGCCATCAACAATGACGTTCAACGTGACGTGCATGGCGCCCTGAAACTCGTTATCAGGGGATATGGTGGTGGTTTTCTCTTCGGCTGTGATAATGACGCTTTTCGCGCTTAGCGCGGCCAATCCGTCTTTACCAAGGGTGAGGTTATGACCCTCCAGGTGGTATAGGCAACTATCCCCTGCCTCCAAGCCTTTCGGGCGAAACCCCTTGTGTTCGACGGCGATGGCCACCAGTCCGGCACGGGCGCCACCCAGCCCCAGCACGATGGCTTCAGACCCCGCTGGCGGCACGCTGGTGTGGCCGTAGTTCTGGAAGCGCTCGACATCATCTGCCCCTTCGTCGGCCAGCACCTTGAGTTGCAGGTTCTGGCGCTGCAGCGCGTCATTGACCAGGGTAACGATGGCGCGATCGGCAATCAGGCGCAGGCGGCGCTGCAGCGGGGCCAGCAGCTTCTGCACATCACGAATACTTACCATGTAGTCACCTCTTTGGTCTGTTTCTTGGTTACTTCTGCGGGGATCAGCATCGCCTCGCGCGGGGTCAGGTTGATGATCGCCTCGCGGCCTGCCTGGTCGCCTTCCATCAGGGTCACCGAGACGATCAGCCAGTTCACATCCAGCCCCTGGATCTCGTCTTTGACGGGGCACATCCGGTTGATGCGCCAAAGTGGGCCGTTGTCTCCTTCCATCCCCTGGGTGCGCCAGCCCGCAACGGTGATCTCGGTCTGGGTTCCTTCGCCAATGCTGCGCTGTTTTTGCCACTGGCCGCGCTTGCTGGCACCGGCCACGGTGGTGACATCTTCGGCGATGATGATGCGGGGGCGATAGCGCGGCACATCCGGATCGCTGATGGTCGCCTTCTGGCCGCCGATGGTGGTGGTCGGGGTGTTATCCCACGTCGCGCCGCCGCCGTAGCTGCTGCCCTTGACGATCCATTCTGATGCCCGATCGCGCATGCTGAAGTTGCCACGGGCCGCCAGAATGTTCTTTCCCAGGATAAGGCTTGCGCCCATCTCCTGCTCGCTGGCTTGCGTCAGCACCAGCTGGCCTTTCTCGTTGGTGGTGAGCAGCACGGCGCGCTGTTTGGCCAAGCGATCGAGCAGCTCGAAACAGGTCTCGCCCTGCTCAATGGCCACGCGGGGGAAGGCCGCGCCCAGATCGCACTCAACCACTACCTCGATATTGAACGTATCTTTGCCAGAGCAGATATCACGCGCCACCTGATCGAGTTTGACGTTCTGCCATTGGCCGCTTTTGTAGATGGCCGAGCAGTCCACCAAGTCGCTTGTTTTGCTGCGTCCGCTGACCACCCAGCTCACCTCTTTGGCGTCATAGCTGGGGGTGAAGTCGTCCACGTAACCTGTCAACACCAGATCGTTGCCGATATGCACGGTGCAGGCGCTGCCTTCGCGGATGGCCATCGCCTTGGCGTCATCCCATTTGCGGGTCAGGGTCAGCTCGAAATCACCGGCGATATCGCGCAGGCTGCGGGTGACGCGCACCTGCTGCCAGCCGCTATAGAGCTGACCATCGACGCGCAGGGTGATGGGTTCAGCCATTGGTCACCTCGTCAATCACCTGAATGGTGGTGCTCGGGGTGATGAACGCCGGATCGCGCAGCTTGTTGCCCATCACCAGCCGATCGCGGTACTCGGCATTGCCATACTGCTGCCACGCCAGCAGCGCCGACGCTGTGGTGGTGGTCAGGGTGATCTGACGGCGGCGCGGCAGCTTGGCGCCACGTTCGCGGCTGTCATTGAGCAGGGCAAGGCGAAGATCGCGCAGGGCGCGCCAGACATCGCTCTGCTCGGTCTCTACCGCATCCATGGCCAGCTCGGCCAATATGTTGGCCCAGTAGTTGGCCAGCTGCTCCAGATCGTCAGCAGTGAGCAGCAGGTTGCGGTCTGCCCCCACTACGCCATCCATGGTGACCGGTCGGCTGATCTGGTTGTTGACCTGATCGCCGGTCAGCGACTGGCCGATGGTCACCTGACCGCTCTGGTCAGGGGTGAAGTCTCTGGTGGTACCGAGATCCGCACTGGCAATGGCACTGGCCGCCGCCGTGGCAGTGGCGCGGTCAATCAGCGCGGTGAAGGCCTTGCCGTTATCGAGCGCGGCATTCAGCTCGGTGGGGGTGTCTATGGTCGGTACCGACGAGGCAACGCCGGTGGTCACGTCGCTGTTGATGCTGGTCGGCAGGCCGCCAGTGATGGCCAGCTCGGCGCGCATCCCTTCCCAGCGACGGCTCACCTGGTCATAGACAGAGAGCGCCCGGATGGGGTCAGTCACCACGCCTTTGACATCCTCCACGATGCCGGTCACTTCGCGGGCCAATTCGCCCGGGTAGGCCAGCAGAGCCCCGACACTATCCTTTGTTCGCATCAGGCGATCGGTCCACTCGCGGAACTGGTCAGGCAGGGATGGCAGGCCACGGGTCAACTCGTCAAGATCGTCGAGGAAGGTATCGACCATGACGCCCATGTTATCGATGCCGGTGACGAAGGAATCGAGGAATGATTGCTCGCTGGCACCCTGCGCCAAGGCGGCGGCATTGCCCAATGTGGCGGAGGTATCGATGGCAGCAGAGGGGAACAGGTTCTTGCCAGCTTCCCAGACCGCGAAGGTCACATAGGCAACGCCATCCTCTTCGTTATCCAGCCGGTGGCTGACCTCACCGACCTGCACGGTGCGCACCCCCCACCATGGATGGATCATCTCGCCGGTGCCGGGTTGGTTCAGGGCATTGAGCAGGGCACGCAGCTGGGCGATATAGTCTTTTCCGACCAGCTTGCCGGTGATCTGCTCGTTGGTGATCGCCGCGCCGTTATCTTCTGTCCAGCTGCTTTCGCGCTTCGGGTATTCGCGGGGGATGGCACGGCGACCGCCTTTGCCTTCCACGGTATTCAGCAGGAATTCAACGCCCCGGATCGAGGCGGTCAAACGCTCTTCAAAGCTCATTCAAACCATCCTTAAGGCATCAGTGAAGGGCCGTTATCCACGCGCACAGACAAGCCGGGGGCAGCGTCGCGGGCACGAACGGTGATACGGTCATCGCTGACCTTGATGTCGAGGGATCCCATCACCTGCTCGCGGCTTCTCGGGGTCACCCCTTCACGGCTAAGCATGCTCCAGGCATCGCTTCCCAGATCGCCGAGGGTGGTTTTCTTGGCCCACTGGGCAAACTTGGCATCACCGAATAGCGACTCGGCGGCATAGTCAACAGCAGGATATAGCATGGTACCGGCCAGCACGTTGGCAAACGCCGACTTGGCTTTACCACCCTTGCTGCCACCACCGCCACCCGGGAGATCAGCAGCACCGCCCATCCCGCCCATGCCACCACCCGGCATATTGACCACATAGACAGGGGTCGCGCCAAGATCGGCCATGGCACCGCCAAGGCCACCTGCTCCGCCCTTGCTTGGCTTGGCAGCATCCCATACGCCTTTCGTCCATTTGATGGCGTCGATCCCTTTCTTGATAGCCACCAGACCGCCGACAACCAGGGCGATGTTCTTGCCGGTCTCAAGCCAGTTCTGCACCGCATCCGGTTCAAGGCTGTTGATGGCATCGGCCAGTTCGGCAATGGGGGCGGCCAGCTGCTGGTTGGCAAACTGGTTCCAGCTGTTGCTGACCAGCTGCAGGCTGGCGGCAAAGTCGCTGGCGGCCACGGCGGCATCGTTCAGGGTGGTGCTGCCATCTCCGGAAAGCTTGAGGAACTCGTCAAACGCCTTGACGTCACCGGTCTGGACGTACTCGGCGATCACCGGTTTGAGTGCCCGCTTGGCTTCATCGGTCAGGTTGAGAAGGGAGAGCTTGCTGGAGAGGCCGCCTGACTTGGTGACAATCTCTTCAATCAGCACCGGCAGGCTGCGCATTACCTCTTTGCCCTGCTTGAGCTTCTCGGGGTCGAACACGTCGATATTGCCCAGCTGCTTGAGCTTCTTGACGGTCTCGGGGCGGGTGATATCGCGGATGATGGATTCGAAGGCCGTCACCGCTTCGGCGTCAGATCCGACACCTTGACGGATAATCTGCAGCGCGGCGCCCAGCTCGGTCACAGCGCTGGCCCCTTCTCGTCCGGTGGCCGCATAGGCGGCAAAAATCTTGGGGCCCTCTTTGGCCATATTGCCAAGGGTAAATGCGCCCTGCTTACCCTGCAGGTTGAGGGTATCGATCGCTTTCATCGCCGCTTCGCTGGAGTCGATGGCCAGCTTCTTGAACTCGGTGAAGATACCGCCCACTTCAAGGCCACCGGCTCCGGTTGCCTGGATAACAGCGGCGATATTTGGCAGGTTCTCGATGGCGTAGGCCAGATCGCCGGTTTTGGTCAGGATCTCTTCGACTGCTGATGTCGCTTCGTTGGGGTCGATGCGAATGCCCTTGGTGTTGCTGACGGCGTTGATCTCGTCCTTCAGCTCCTTGGCTTTCTCGCGGCTGATGTCGGCGTTGATGGCGATGCGAGAGATCCGGCGGTCGAGCTGGGCATAGCCACGAACGGCGGCACCGCCGACCATGGCGGTACCCAATGCGACGTAACGATTGCCCAGGGAGTCGATGCCGCGCCCAGCGGCTGCGGTAGACATCTTCAGCATATTCATGGAACGCTGATTGTTGGCGGCAAACTGGCTCATGCTCTGGCCATATTGGCGGGCTTTATTGGCCAAGTTGCCAGCGAGGTTAATAACGATATCGGTGACAAGTTGCTTTGCCATGATATTTACCTTTATTTATTCGGCGTCAGCGCCTTTTTTAATTTATCGAAGCGAATAAACAGATGGCGCAATGGCAAATTTTCCAGCTCGGATGTCGGTATATATTTGCTCATGGCAAACATCAACCCCATTGCACCATCAACCAGCTGAATTAGATCGCCCCCGCTCGGCCAATGCCTCCATCAAGGCGCCATCCAATTCATTGGCCTTTAATTGCAGCAGACTGAAATCATCGACATGCAATTTCTCAAGCATCTTTAAAGAGAGCGGCCCTTTAATTTCACCGATATAGTCAACCTGACGGCACAGCAAATTAAGGCCATACATCACGTCACTGGTATAAGCGACCGCCTTGCCGTTTTGCACCACCACTTTTTCAGCATCGAGCTGGGCTTTAATCAGATCGGCGGTAGTCAGCTCACGCAGGCCCACTTCACGATAAAGGAGCGGCTCGTCGCCGCTCCCTTTCGCTTCGATACCGTGCAGCAGCTCGAAGGTAATAACGGCCATGGTCAGATCCCCACTACCTTGTCACCGAAGAAGGTGGCCGCGATATCGCCTGACTCTTCGCGCAGGGTGGCCGGTTCGTTGGTGCTGGCCTTGGTCATCATGTAACTGACCCCGTTGTCACCTTCCCAGGTCATTGTCGCGTCTTCGATGGCGTTGATTTCGATCACATCAACATCTTCATCGGCGGCGATCACAATCTCAATGCTGGGCGGGCTGTACTTCTTGCTCTTTCCCCATACCCGTCCAGGACCGGTGTGCTGAGTGCGGGTATAGCCGCCCGGGTTGAGCACGGCACCGCCCTTGGTCTTGAACTGCTTGCCATTCGCGCGAATGGTCACTTCACCGAGGATTTGTCCCATGGTGTCCCCCTTAGAGTTTGAACTGGATCAGTTCCGCAAAGAGGCGGAATTGGTTGACGATATCCGGATGGCTGAGAGCATCCAGACGATTGCGGTCGCCGGATGGGCGAACCACGTTCAACGATTCTTTGAACAGATCGAAGTTTTCCATCAGGCCAGCAGCGACCCAATCGAGAGCGACTTCAATCAATGCCTCTTTCATCAACTTTGGTGATACGACAGGCTGACCGGGATCAATCAACGGCAAATCTTCATCATTCACCAACTTGTGACGCGGATAGCGATTGGTAACCATTACCCGCACGTCGTAACGCATCTTGCCCACGGTGGCAGGGGTGGTGATGTCGAGGTATGAGGGATCAGGGTCGCCGAAGGCGTTCTTCTGATACATCGATACTTCTCGCTCGATGGCCACCACGTCACCGGGCTGCACCTGATAGGTGGCAATGCCGGATTTGAGCAGGTTGTTGCGCTCGTCAAAGGCGAAGCGGTCGGACTTGGCCGGTGCCAGAATGCCTGGCAGTGCCAGCGTCTGCAACGGGCGAGCGGGGTCGATGGCCAGCTGATAAGAGGCCACGCCGCAATAGCTTGCCGCGAACTCCCAGCTCGGGCTAGGTGACTTGCTGGTACCCATGCAGGAGAGCAGGAAGTCGTTGCGCGCTTCGCCGAAGGTGATGGTCTCGCCATAGGTGCCACGGAACGCGGTATAAGCGATCGCCTCAGACATCTTGAGCGGGCCCCAGCGGGTCAGCAGTTCATCGCGCAGGGTGTTCAGGCTCGCAGTGTCGTTGAACGGCGTCATGATGTGGTTGTACCACTCGTCCGGCATGGCGGCGATCAGGGACGCCATATCGGGGGCGCCAGATCCACCGGTCATGGCCACGGTGGTGATAGTCACGCCGTTCGGCAGTTGCTCGCCTGCGTAGTAGTTGTAACGCAGGTCGATATCGTTGCCGGTCAGCCCCTTCCACTTGGCGGTGATGTTGACCTTGGCGGTATCGGTGCCATCCACGGCGGCGGTCACCGGCAGGTTCTTGTTGGCGGTGATGGCGGCCACGGTTTTGGTGGCGATGCTGGCGGCGGTATCGGCGGCGAGCACGCCAACCTGCACAGATTGACCGGCAATCAGCAAGCTGATGGTGCCCGCTACGGCAGCAGGCCCAGCAAAGGTAAACGAACCGGCAGCGGCAGCACCTGCTGACAAGTCGGCGCTGGCGATGGCGAAGGTGCGGGTGTAGCTGTTGGCCTTGCGGTAACGCTTGGCGGCCAGCGCCATCAGCGAGCCTTGGCCAAACAGGGCATCAATGGCCGATTCGCTGACCGGGATCTCGACCACGGTGTTCGGCGTGGCGGTACCGGCATCGGCGCCAGTGGTGATCATCTGACCGAACAGCATCACGTTCTGATCCTGGGCGATGTTGCCGCTCAGGGCCTGCGAGTTGTCGATCTCGATATAGACGAGCGGCACGCGCACGTCATTGGGGATAGTTCCGAGAGCCATGGTCACTCCTTCGCTTGCGGTTTCTTGGTGGCCTTGGCGGCCGGTTTTACTTCGTTAACATCACCATCTGCCAGCCGTTTCAGCCAGAAGCTGGTGCGCGGTACCTTCTCGCCATCGGCGGCCAGCTTGCTGCCATCCGGTTTTTTGATGACCAGCCCGGGGGCCGGTTTCAGATGCAGTTCCATCATGTCTCCTATGGATTTGGGCCGGGCACGGTGATATCTGCCTCACAGACCGGGGCGCCATCGCCCTGCTCGGCGCGCCAGTTCATACGCAAGAAGTCATCGAGCGTGGCGGGGTCGATGGGGTTATCCAGCGGCCAGTCTTGCCGCCATGTCACCGACCAGATCGCCAGCCCAAGCCTGTCGATGGTGGTGGTGTAAAGGTTGTCCATCCGCACGCCTTCCGGCGCCTTGCTGGCACTGGTTCCACGCCAGCCGCCGGTCAACATCAGGGCGGTGGCCAAGCGACCGGCAATCACCTCAGCGCGCTGGTCTTTGGCATAGCCGAACTGGTCAGCGCAGAACACGAAGGCGACAAACTCGATAGTGCCGATCAGGCTGCCTTCACGGCGCATCGATACCACCCGCTGGGCGCAGATACGGATGCCGCCATCGCGGTTCCCCATCCAATACTTGATATCGTCCGGCTCATTGAAGCGACCGATGTGGCGCTCCACGGTTTGCACCCGGTCAATCAACCGATCCGCGCCTGGGCCGGCGGCCTCCAGATAGGGCTTGAGGTAGTTCACCACCCCTTCGCAGGCGGATACGGTGCTGCCGATGGTGCCAAAATCAGGGCGGCTCATAAGCCTGCCTCCTTCATCACGTCTTGCCAGAAGTCGCCAATCACGGCGAGCAACTCGGTCTGGTTATCGCTGGAGAGGCCCAGAAACTCGCGCTGGGGGATCTCCATCATGCGGGTAAAGCTACCGACCGACTGATAGACCGGGAACTTGAGCGCCTTGCCGAATGCCTGACTGATGCGGCGAACGTGGGCAGGCACCTGCACCGAGCCGCTGAACCCGTCTTGATGCACTCCGGCATACGCTAGCGGCGAGCCAACCCGCACGCTGTTGCGCTGCACCTGATACTCGATGCTATCGAGCAGGTCGCCATCACCCTGCAGCAGACTCTGGCCACCGTGGCGGGTCTTGGCATAGGCATCTGACCAGGGCGCCCATGGCGTACCATCCGGCGCGGTCTTCTCGTCACTGATGCGGCGGCGGGTCTGGCTTTCGACCACGGCGCCGATGCTTTCCAGCAGCTCGGCCTTGTAGTCGTTGCGGCCCAGGGTATCGAGCAGGCGCTGATAGCGCGCCAGCTCTTCGCCCCGGGTCGAGACCTGCACCGAGATCGCCATCAGAGCACCCCTTTCAGGCTGTTGCGGGTGAACAGGCGCTCGTTCTCTTGCACCAGCTCAACCTTGCCGACGCTGCCCTCTGGCGGCATATCCGGCGTGGGCAGTCCCAAGTCAATCTTGCCCGCCGCAATCTCTTTGATTTTTGCGATGGCGCGGTCATAGCGTTCGCGCAGCAGATAGGTGGCCTGATTGTCGCGGTCTGCCAGCCAGTAGAAGGCGATCACGATGGCGTTGCGCTTGAGCAGATCCGGCACGGTCGGCAGCGGCAGCACAAAGCGGCGAGACAGGTAGCCATTGATTTCGTCATCGGCGGTGGCCAGTGCCTCATCAATCCAGACATCGTTGAGGGTGTCGGTGCTGCGGTCGAGCGCGAAGTTGTAGAGCATCGAGCCGTCGCGGTCTTCCAGATCCTGCTTCGTCGCGTAGATGGCCATGGTTTAGTCCTTGATGTAGCTGCTGACCAAAACTTGACTGGAAACAGTGGCAGCCACTGCCAGCAGCGAACCAGCTGCGGTTTCAAGCAGCTTTGCGACTTCTTTATCACCAGCGCCACCAAGTTCATTGACCAGTGGCATCAGCTCGTTCTGCATTTGGCTAATGATTGCGTTACTGGTTTTCATCAGCTGGTCGATCTTGACCAACTTGGCCGGAGGCAATGCAATGCCTGCCAGTTGCTCTTCGATAGTTACGGCCATGGTTATGCCCCCATCACTTCAAGTTCGGTGCAGGTCAGCCACTGTTCGAGGTAGACGCGCTTGGCCTCTTCCTGCGTCAGGTAGCAGCACGGGATCTCACAGTCGTGGTCGTGCGGTACATCGGCCTTGGCGGTGACCACAAACACGCGGGTCGCGCTGGAGTGCAGGAAATGGACCTCGCAGCGCCAGAAACCGGACGGTGACTTGGCCTTGACGTCGAACTGGCCGAGCAGCCAGTCTGGCTGTTCTTTGTTGAACGTTGCGATGCCCGCATCGACCATCTTATTGGCAAGGGCCTGTTGCTCTTCTACGGCCCGCTGCTCAGCTTCGAGACGTGCAGCTTCGGCGGCTTGAGCTTCGGCAGCCAGTCGCGCCTCTTCGGCGGCCTGCTGTTCTGCGGCAAGACGAGCCGCTTCGGCATCAGGGTCTACCAGCACTTCGCCATCTTTCTTCGGTTGGGGCTGCGCTTGTACCAGCTCGGTACCCGCGCCCACTGCTGCAGCTGCCAGCTGCTGGCTTTTGTCGTCACCGGTTGGTGTTGCTTTCTTTTTTGTGGCCATTTCAATGCTCCTTTAAACGGTCGTTACTGGCGGTTTACACCGCTGAAATCGTGGTCTGGATGGTGACCTGCTCGGCGATAAGCTGCACGGCCGTCAGGTTGTAGGTTCCGCCGTTGGAGCGGATCACCGGCTTGGTGCCGTTGGTCACGATGAAGCCACCGGCATCGATACTGAAAAACGTCGCCAGGGTGATGACATCGCTGGTCACTGCCGCATCGCGGCTGGCCACCAGACGGTTGCCATTGGTGCCGATGAAGTCGAGCTGCATCGAGCGGTTGGTCGAACCACCGGCCCAGCTGCCCACCAGATTCAACTTGAACGCCAGGCTGGTGTTGTCGTTGAAGGCATTGAGCTTGTCGCTGGTTGTGTTGAAGAACGGCGCCAGCGTGCCCGCTGCCGGTGCTGGCAGCCCCTTGAGCAGGGCAATCAGATCGCGGTCGGTATCAGCTGGCAGGCTAACGCCCGTCAACCCTGCCCAGCGCACCTCGCTTTTCTTGCGGCTCGGCGTAGGGCCTACAGACCCTGGCAACAACAGAAAGCTGCGACCGAACATGGCTTATCCCTCGGTGACAATCAGAGGGCCGCTGCCTGTTTCCAGACGGCCATAGAGGTTTTGCACCGGTTCGAAGGCCCATGCCTCGCTCGCGCCGCGCTCCAGAATGTGGCCGACGTTGACTGCAGGCAGTGGCAGGGCGGCATCAGTGCGAAACTTCACCAGCTGGCCGCTCTGGTTCTGCATGGTTCCTCTGGCTGCCGATGAGATCAGCACCCACGCTGCCGAGGTCAGATCAACTTGTCTGGTCGCCATGGTTCATCCTCTCGGTTGAAAGATGCCCCGGCAGTGCCGGGGCGGCTTGGTTGGCGCCTATTAGACGACCACGTAGGGGCTGACCACGATTTCAACATCCTGGTAGTAGATGTTGGTGTTGCCACCATCGACCAGCATCATGTCGATCAGAGCCTTGGCGGCGGCACGGTTCTTGTAACCGACAACCAGCGTGGTCGGGCGAGTGCCGAGCGGTACGCCGCTGGACTTTTTCATGGTTCCCAGCATTTCTACCGCTTTCTCGTAGTTCGCTTTGGTCAGCGCAGCCTTGGAACCGATGGCAGTCTGCGGGAAGCCAAAACCAACGTTGCAGCGACCATCAGTACCGGCAGCCAACTTGTTTTCAAACCAGGTGTACTCTTCTGTCGGGTTCATGTTCTTGAACGCGAACGGACGGCGCAGCTGATAGATGATCGGCTTGATCACCTTGCTGGTATCCAGTACGAACCACGGCTCACCAACATCGGTACTCGGGTCGCCGATCACGTTGGAGAAGGTGGTAGCCGGAGTGGTATCGAGCGGGTGATCGGTGTCGAAGAAGTTCTGACCATCCCAGCACAGGGTTGAGAAGCCACTCTTCAACAGGGTAAAGCTCAGCTCATCCGGGAACAGCGCCACGTCTTCGCCGAACTTCTGGGCGATAGGGGCATAGATACCGATCTGGTCATCCTCAATCTTTTCACGTTCAACGGTGATCGAGGTTTCCCAGGTCTTGTTCTCGACGGCATAGCCATGGGCGCCGAGCTGCTTCAACTGGCGAGTTGATACCCACTCCTTGATACCTGGGATATCTTTCATCCAACCGTAATAGTTGGCGGCGCCAGTGCTGGGGATTTGGGTGGCAATCATGCCCCACTGCGGCTTGGCAGCAGAGATGCCTGCGGTGTAAGAAGAATTCATTGCTACGAACAGGTCGTAGACAATTTGCGCTTCGCTTGGCACGGCCATTATTTAGCTCCTTCAATTTGTTTGAGACTGGCCAGATACTGCTCCGGCGCGATTTGCATCTTGCGGCACATGGCCAGCTGGTTTTCGGTCAAACCATCGACAGCGGCCGGGGCCTTGTTCTTGATCTTGTCGCCGTCGGCGATCACCGGTGCGGTCTGCACAAACGCCTTGAACTGTTCCACACCACCATCGACGCGGCACATGCCAATAAACATCTCTTTGTTTGCCGGGGCGATCTTGCCGGAGGTGATGGCTTCATCGACCAGCGCGGCCAGCTTGGCCTCTTCGGTCTCTTTCACCTTGGCTTCGGCGGTAGTGGCGCGGTTCATGGCCAGATCAAAGGTCTCTTTCGGGACGAACTTGGTCAGGTCAGGGCCAGCATTGGCGCGGTTCATGGCCAGTTGGTGATCGGCCTTGAGGGTATTGATGGCGGTGAGCGCGGAAGCGGTATCCGCATCAGCGCCCAGACCCAGTGCCTGGGTCAGTTCAACGGGCAATGGCATTTGAGTTTCCTCACGGTTCAGGGCAGGGAGTTGGTGCAAGTTGGGTTCGTTGGTCAAGCCGACACTGGCAATGCTTTGCACCGTACCGGCCTCGTCATAGAGAAATGCGGGGGAATAGAAGGCGTACTCCTTCTTCTCCAGCATCTCGCGCCCTTCGCTGTTCCAGTCAACCATCCCCCACACTTCGCCGCCGATGTTCTGCAGCGCAAGGATCCAGCCGATAGCCGGGGCCTTGTCGCCCTTCGGGCCTTTGAGGTGGGTGGAGTGTTCGACGTCAAACGGGCGTTTGCGGGTAAAGGCGGCGACCACGGCGTCGGGGTTGCTGTTGGTCCAGCTGCGGCCATCATTGCCGCTGAAGGTGCCAGCAGGGATCAGCGGCAGCCAGACCTTCTCGTCACGGACTTCCTGACGGGATAGGTCAAAGCACATAGCCAGATATGTCTTTGGCATTGGTGCGCGGGTTGGCTTGGTTTGCATGATCGCTCCGTCACATAACAACCTCCCGCCGGGTGGCTTGGGTTGAATGGGTTTGTTTGGACGAATCGATAATGGGCCAGCTGATGAGCTGGCCTGTAATGACGCTTTTCGCGCTATTGAGAGGGGGAACGGATTGGGGTGAAACGGAGGAATACGGTGATGACCGGTCATCACAGGATACAGATGGCGGGTCAGCTTGCCAATGTGATCGGGTCTATCTGGTCGCCGTGGTGACGATCACCGCTGGCGGGTGGATGGTGACGCAGGCAGAAACTAGCACCTTCGACACCACCACACACCATCTTTAAAACCAATTTAAATCGCCTCAGATTCAAAAGCTTGGTAACTGCTCGTGCGATGGTAGCCAAAAACGCTTACAGCGGCTTAGAGAGCGTTTGGCGCAATGTTTGATCCTTGGCTTTCAAGTCGGCTTGCAAGGCCTGCTCGCGGCGCTTGCCCGGGTTGTAATCCCACCCCGGCTCGATCCCCTTCGGCAGGGTCTCGGCTTCACCAGTCCGCTTGTTCACCCACTCGCTGGTGCCATCGTTTGGCGCGCTGAACGTGAACCCGCTTGAGCCCTGCAGCTTGGCGTATTCGAACTTGCTGATCTGGCGCACCCCACAATGGCAGCCCCAGCCGTTGGGCGGCATATGGGTTTGCCACCAGGGATCATCCACCGGCAGGGTAATCCCGCGCCAGCTCAGGTGCAGGGCGCGGTGCTCCCGCGCTGGCCCGATGGTGTAGGTCAGATAGGGCATGGCCCGTTTGGTGCGCTCGATGCGCTGCCACTGGCCAGCGGCGCGGGCGGTGCGCATGTTAGTGCGGTAAATGATCTTTATCCGCCCTTCACTGCCCAGTTGTACCGGCTTGGTTTCGCCGGTCAGCGGGTCATCCATCTGTTGCACGCCCCACCATCCCGACTTGACCAGCAGCGGCTTGAGCACGGCAGCGAACTGCTGATAGGTCTGGCCCTGCTCCAGCGCCTGCTCGACCAGGGTGCGCACTTCGACCAGCAGATCGGCGTTGAGCATCTTGGCCACGGTGAAGGCGTTGCTGTGCTCCTCCTTCCAGACATCGCGATAGTCAAAGCCTGGCTGCAGCCCCTTCTTCTTGAACCAGTCGAGCGCTGCTTTTGGTGGGAAGGCTGACGCCTTTGGCGTAAATGCAGAGTCCTTCGGCTCAGGCATCCTGCACATCCCCCATGCCGCGCATCCGGAACAGGTAATCGGCCAGTTGCGGCGTGAACTGCTCGGCGCTCAAGGTCTCTTGCAGCTTCAACAGGCCATCGTTGAACTCTTCAAATGTGGTGGCCTTGGCCGCCAGTTCGATGATCGGGTTCATAAAGTCATCGCCGCCCACCTCTACCCAGTCGCCCATCGCCTCCTCGGTCAGCTGCTCGATGGCCTGCTCGCTGGGCTGCTGGATCCGGTTGATGGCGATGCGCTTCGGCTGCTGGCGGTTAAGGGCCAGCGGCTGCGCAGCGGCTACCTCCATCGCGCTCAACGGTTGCAGCACTGCCTCATCCTGTTTTGGTTGAGCCAAACCGAACTTGTCACGCAACTCGCTTTCGCCAACTTTCATCCCACGATCGATAAGCGGCGTGACGCTTTCGACCAACATTTTAAGGTCTTCTGGGATGGGTACATGGATTTTTACTTTCGGGTATTTCTTTTGAACACCCCAATTCAGAATGATGAACGGCTTGACCAGGTACTCGTTGATAGTGGCTTCGAGCTGGCGCGCATCCCATAACGCGATATCAAGACGAACCTCGTCGTGGACTTCCGCTTGAGAACGGCTGCTGCCGTTATCAGTGGTCATGGTCTGGCCCAGCACCGCCTTGCTGGTTTGCTCGTCGGCCCAGCGGGCCATGTTCTCGAACAGGGTATCGCCGCCGTTGCCCTTCGCGGTCTCGACCAGTTCGACCATCATGCTATCGGGGATGATGGCGCCCGAGTCGCTGGCGATGGTGGCGATCGCGTTCTTGAGGGTGGCAATCTGCTCGGGGGTGGCGTTCGGCCCGTACTTACCCACACGAATGGGGATGCCGAACACCTCAGCAAAGGCCCACCAGTCGCGGATAGTGAATGACTTGAGCATATACATCACGGCGCACAGGCGGGTCAGGCCGTTGCGCCAGATGCTGCCAGACTTGGTGCGCGGCAAATGCACGATGAACTTGTAAGGCTCCAGCGGTTTGCCCTGGGGCGCATCGTCGCTGATAAGCAGGATCTTGCTCAGGGTCTCGGCATCAGGCCGCAGATAGCGGGGGTCCACCCATTTGTAATCCTTCGGCACCCAGGGGGTGACGGTGGTATCCCACAGGATCTGGCAGACCCCCATGCCCTTGCCAAGGCCATCGAGCAGGTCGAAGAACAGCTCGGGGATCTGGTCACTAGCCATCAGCTGCATAACTTCATCTGCCAATCGCTTGTCGTTGGCATCATCGCTGGCTGCTTCCACAGTAGGAGTCAACGCCGCAACCTTTAACTTGCGAGTGCGCAGCACGGAGGCGTAATGGAGATCACGCTCTTCGATCTCCTCGGCCAGCGTCATATAGTCCTGCGGGTTGTTGCCATCCACTACTGATCGCAACAGGCCAGCCAGCCGCATCGGGGTGATGGTGCTGGCCACGCTGTTGGGGCGCGGGTTGCGCACGCTGGTGGTATGGGCCAGCGCGATATCTGCGCTCAGCTGCGGCTTGTCTGGTTTGATGGGGTTGCCCCGTGCATCGAGAATGGTGGTCACAATAATCCGCCTCCGTTACGCAGGCCACGGGTCATGTTCATTTGCCGCTGGCCATCGTTGTCTTTTGCTGGCGCACCCACCTTGGCGATGCGGTGCAGTTCGTAAATCTGGTTTTCGGCACGGCTGGCGAGATAGGCCAAGAAGATGGCTACCGCCGCGTCGCCGTGGCGCTTGTTGCCATCTGTTCCCTGGGTACGGGTATCATCAATGCCTGGATTGCCACGGTATAGTTGGATTTGCCCCAGATCGGTGATGATGTCTTCGTGCTTGGGCAGCTCCAGCTCGTCATCTTCAAACGCCGCTTTAAAGCGCGGCATGTTCTCGCGGTAGAAGCTGGCAGACAGCATCACCTTCATCACCTCTTGGCCGTACTTATAGCCAGCCTCTTCAGCCAAATACTCACCGTTACCACGACCATCTAGCCAGATGCCATCGCGGCGCGGCAGGCGATCGCAGATGAAGTAAAGCGCCTGTTCCTGCTGTTTGAATGGGGTGTTCTTGAGCTCGACGGTGAACGGTACCCGGCGGCGGGTATCCGGCAGCACCTCAATGGGGGCGAATACCGTCAGGTCACCGGAACGGGCGAAGTCTTCGCCCAGGGCGTGGCGATGGCTGCGATCCAGCTTCATCAGCTCGGGGAAGACCTCGGCCTCCAGCCACTCCTGCATCTCGGCCTTGCGCACCGATTCACCTGCGCGGTTGAAGGCATCAGATCCTGTAAAGCGCAGCACGGCCCCATCGACCCGGCAGGCCCGTTCGCGCAGGCCACGGGGCAGATAGGCACCGCCGCCGCTCTTTGGCTCGCAGTAATACTCCTCTCTGGCATCCTCTTCGGTGGCGCAGTCTGACAGCAGTTCGGCAAGCCATTTGCGCTCTCCCTCTTCGCTCCATTCCTCTTTCTTCTTGACCTGACAGATCCGCTTGTAAAGCCCTTCCTTACAGGCGGTTCCGATATCTATACGGTGGATGGAGTAGCTTGGGCGCTTGCCTGCCCGTGTTTCTGTGATCAGGGTATTGAACAGGTTCTCGATGCCGTTATGGGTCGAGATCATCCGCACCTTGCTGCCCCACATGGTCAAGGCGTTGGCGGCTTTCTGGATGGCGGCAAGGTCTTTATGGAAGGCTGCCTCATCGATAACTACGTTGCCTTGCATACCCCGCAGGTTGCTGGGGTTCGAGCTAAGGGCCTTGATTTTGAAGCCGCTGGCGAAGTTGATGACGTAGACCAGGATGTCTTTGTCTTCGTTCTCCAGCACCTCTTCGCCAATCTCGCTGGCCGCATAGTCATAGGCTTTGGCCCACATCGAACAGGCATCGATAAACTCGCGGGCCATATCCTTGGTGGTGCCGACATAAAAGGTATCGCAACCGCCAGCGGCGGTAGACATGGAGCCATTGAGCGCGGCATCGGCTGCCTCTGCCCAGGTAAGTCCGGTTCGCCGCGACTTCTCGGCAATCTTGATTTTTGCCTCATCAGCGATCCAGCGCTTCTGATAGGGCAGCAGCACTTCACCTGGATCGAACTGGCCGCCTATGATGGCGGCCGCTGACTGGTTAACGAGCTGATTTTCTACTTGGGTTAAGTGCTTATAGTCCATCACGCAATCCCCAAAATCTGGCGCCGGATCTCCGCAGCGGTTTCTGCGGTCAGTCCTGCCGACTTCACAATCTTCTCGGCGGCATTGGCGGCCTCAGCGGCGAACGCGGCGCGGATCTCCTTCTCGACCTTGTGGCTGGTCATAGCTGCCTGCTCCACCCGCTGGATAACCAGCGCCAGCTGACCCAGCGATTTTGGGTCAATCATCTTGCCCTCTTCCCCTTCGCTGGCATCCATCATCTTCATGGATGTCTCGAACGCCATGGTGCGCACGAACTCCTGCAGCAGCTTGCCCACTTCAGAGGTGGGGGCCTGCCCCAGCTTGGCCGTCCATACCTCGGCCACTTCGCGGGCCTGCGCCATGCGACTGCCGGCCTCTTCCATCCGCTTGGCAAAGCGGTTGAGGCCGGTGCGGCTGATCTGCTCTTCCGGTGGCAGGCCGGATTCAACGATCAGCTCGTTGACCTCTTCCAGAATGGCCTTCTGCGACATGGAGCCAGAGCGAAGCATCGCGGCCAGCTGGCTGCGGATGTCGTCCGGCAGCTGCTGGATCTTGCTCTTGGTATTCTTCTTGGTGGCCATGGTTACCCCAGCAGCTTGTCAATCAGCGGGGCAGTGACGCCCCACAGTGCAGAGACTGGATCGCCAAGCAGGAGCAACGCCAGCAGATAACCGGCGATCATCATCATGGCGATATCCAGCAGGCGGCCTTTCATGCGTGGCCCAGCCTGCGAGCACGGCGCTGTGCCCGTGCTGCTTTGGCCTGACGATTGGCACGCTTTACCGAAGGCTGGCGGCCGTTGAAGGCTGGGCGGTAGTCTCTGTCACTCCTGATATGGCGCACAGCTTCATCCATCTTCACGTAATGCTGGGCCAAGTTATGAAGCGGTGGATTTCCGAACAGATCACCAAACCAACCCAACACACCAAGCAGAATGCCTTTCATCGTTCTATTCCCCATGCTCACTCCGGACGCGGTTTCTTGACACCCGGCACGGTGGCATCGCCTTTGGCGACATCGAAGCCACGGCTGGTCAGTTTGGCAATCAGGTACTCGCCCATGGTGCGGGTGGTGACCAGGTTCTGCTCTTCCAACCAGCAGATCTGAGTGCGAACCGCGTCGCGGCTGATACGATGACCCCAGCTTTCGAGCACCACATCCAGAATGGAATCGTTGGTCTCATAGCCGTTCTGGTCTTTCAGTTCCTTCAGGATGATCAGGCGCTGGTCTTCCAGCACAAACTCTTTACCACTCATACAACCCCCGTTTATTTCTCGTTTAAACGCTGCTCAAGCAGCAATTGAATCAGGTGATTAGTCGGTTTCAGCTGGGCGGTCAGGGCTTTCATATCACCCCGCAACTCCTCAAGCTGAATACTCAACTCATTGAACTGCTCTTGTGTTGGCAAGCTATCAACACGTCCTTCGAGGCTGGTAACGCGGTTGGTAAGTTCATCCATACTCGTGCTCACTTCCTTAAGTTCCTCGCGGCGCACGAACGTCTTGCTCAGCCATAACAGAGCGACGGTGGCCAGCACTGCGGCAGCCGTGGTAATCACCCCCCACCACTTGGGGATCCAGTCAAACTCCATAGCGATGTCTCCCCGCTTTCTCTAAACGGCACTGGCATGGCACACAGCGCACCGCCGCCGGTTCGGCCTGCAGTCGCTCGTTGGCGATCTGCTCCCCACAGCTCAGGCAAAAGCGGTTCCCGTGCTCATCCTGATCTGGCTGTTCCTGCGGATGGCGCCGTGCCTGGGCAATGGCGCGCTCGCGAAACTCTTGTTCTTGTTGTTGTGCCCGGTCGAAAAGGTCGGTCATTTGGCCCTCGTCATCAGCTTGGTGACAGCGCCGGTGATGGCGGCGCCGACCTTCTGGCCGCTGGCCTTGGGATGGGGGGCAAAGCCGTCCAGGGTGCGCAGGCCCATATAGGCCCAAGCTGGGGTGAGCATCAGCATGGCCATTTCGAAGTCGGGGCCTGAGCCATAGCCAAAGGATTTCAGCACGGTGAACAGCACGATATAGATCGCCCCGGAGGCCCAGCTTTGGCGCGCCATCAACGGGCGGGTGTGGCGCACGTACTCATCTTTGGCGCCATCCCCTTCGCGGATGGTCTGCTGGGTGGTGGCCTGCTCGGCCTGCTGGTCGGCCCGTTCCAGCTCAAGGCGGCGGGTCTGCTCCTTCTCCAGCTCCAGCTTGAGCTTTTGCAGCTCGACCAGCGCAGTCGGGTCGGTGATGCGGTTGAGCTGATCTTCAATGGCGGCCTGCTGCTGGGCAGCGGTCAGGCTGATGCCGGATACCTGCTCGACCATATCGGCCACTTTATTTGCAACAGAGGAGGCGGTATCGCTGCCGCCAAACAGGCTGGCAATGCCACGGATCATGGCTGGGCCCTGCTGCACCGCTAGCGCGGCCAGTGCGGGGATTAACGGGATGGGCATGATGGTTCATCCTTCTTGAAAAGCTCACGCAGCCGGGCGCAGTGCTCTGCGGCCTTGCCGTTGCAGGCTGAGAGGATTTTAAAGCGGTAGATATTGCGTAGTTGATATAGCTCGACGGCATCCAGTGAGTGCCATCCCTTGGTGAACTGGGATTGCATGGTGCCGTCATGGCTATGGAACGGCACGCTGCGATCGACATCGCACTCGGCGATACCTTGCTCTGCTGCCTGACGCTCAAGCTCCATGCGCTTGGCACGGCCTTGAGCAAAGCTCCACTTCCAGTTATGGCCCATATCAGGCCACCTTGCGGTAATCAGGGTTTGAGCTGCCTTCAACTACCTGCCAGCACGCATCTGACAGATGGGCAAGGCGGTTGTGCCAACCTTCGAAGAAGCGGCCCTGTGTGGGGTTCTTGATCAGGATGCGGCCATAGAAGCGGGCACGGCGCAGTAGCAGGCGGGCCAGCACCCATTCCGGATCCATGCTGGCGATGGCGGCTTTGGTTTTCGGACCGATGATGCCGTCAGCCTTAACGCCCATCACCTCTTGCAGCATCTTCACCGAGCTGAGCCAGCCATGCTGCATTGCGCCATCAAACACGGCGAGCGAGACACCGGCAGGTAACTCTGCGCAATAGGCTTGGCGCCAGTAGTCGCGGTGATAAAGGAAGATGGCCCGATCCAGCGTCAGGTTCTTGATATCTTCGTTGGGATAGGCGCGTTTGCTGATGCCAGCCTTGGTTTCACCGCCCCGATCTTTCGGGTCGTTGACATAGCCCATATCAGGGCGAAGGCCGCCCTCTTTATCCAGCACAAATTGAATAGCGTGTTGGAATGCTGGGCTGTATGGCTTGGTGAATTGAATGATGTTCGACATATCTACCTCGCGGTTAATATGTCGAGTTTGCTTTTAATGTGAAAAATACCCACGGCGACGAAATTCAGGACAAACAAAAAAGCAGTCTGTTGGCTGCTTTGGTTATGAATATGGTCTTCCGTTTTTTGTCTTTGGCAACTTCAATTCATTTTCAGTGCCAACGAATAAATCTGGCTGCCGTCTTTGCCGTTCAACTCGTCGCATTCTGGCAATGATATATTGAATCTCGCGCACTGTAACATCGTATTTCTTGGCAAGTTCGAACGCGTTGTTTCCCTTGAACTCTTTCCAGACACGAATGCCACGCAATATACCGGCAATCCGTTTTCCCTTTGGCAGGTAGAACTCATCACCCCCGAAGGCGTTGCATATCTCTGACAGCAGAGTGATGGAGAATGTGTTGTAGTCTTGGTGTTCTTCAACCACCCGCTCGATCAGGTTATAGAGTTCGCGCAGCACCTCTGGCCAGCCATGGCTTGATTCATCATCAAACAGCCGATCCAGCTCCGCCGCAATCTCGCCTTTTTCCACCTCACACCCGAACATGTCGACGGTGTCTTTGTCTCGTTCGCTGCGCATCGCAACCCTCCGCTATCACCAGATAAAGCAACACCCGGACTAAGCCGGGTGTTTATATGATAACGCAGTGGATCTGGGCGCCCAATTCACGGGCCGGTCTGCTATTCCAGGTTAACGATAAACTGCACCTTGTCATCGCTATACCAGGTAACGCGATAGGGCAGGATGCGATCCGCCACCGTGGCATTGCACAGGCGAGCCGCGCCGAACTCTTCGCTCTCGGGCCGCTGTGCCGGATTGGATACCGCCATGCCGTTCAGCAGCTTGCCCAGCACCTCGACCACTTCCGGCGCATCACAGGCTGGCAGCGCTTCTTGGCGCAGGGTGTTGAAGGTCATGCCGCCGATCAGCACCACGACCACCGCCAAGCCGATCCAGCGGTTGCTTGGTGCTGGTGCCTGCACTGCTGGTTCCAGCTTGTTGCGCTTGTAGAGGTAGTAAGGCAGCGCGATGATCCAGATCACCGCCACGAACACCGCCCAACCCGCCGGATTGCGCGCCCCTTTCTTGTGTGAATCAAACAGCACCCAGACCGCACAGGCCAGCACTACCAAACCGATCAATAACGTCATATTGCCTCCAGTAAAAAAGGCCCATATTGGGCCTCATTTTTAAAATCAATCAACTGATTTCGTTAAAGAGCTGCGCAGTCTTTCGTATGCAGCGGCAGGGTCATTGGATACCAGCTCAGCCAATTCTGGTGAAATATGGCATATCGCATCCCAAATCCTGCACTGTGCTTTGTGCCAGTCACCAAAGTAATAGAGGCTCACCAGTTCCTTTAGAGTGTTCAATAGCCTGTCATTATCCATCTCAAGCGGCGGGATATTGGCTCTGGCAACGTACTCGATACCATCAATCAGTACTTTCGGCATTTTATATCTCCCCCTGACCATTCACCGGCTTGCTGCCATCGATCACCATTATCTGCGCTGGCCGCCAGCCGGGGGTTTCATAGGCTTGGCGGATCAGGTCGTAACCCGGCATCGCATCCAACCGGTGCGAGTTGCTGACAGGCACCTTATCCCCGCGCTCGATAATGGCGGCGGTCATCAGGCGAATATGCCACTTCTTCAACGCCTCCAGCACCCGCTCGGCCTGCACTGAGGTGAGCCACTCGGGGCGGCTGATACCGGCGCCGCCGTTGGCGCTAGCGGTCATCCGCTTGATATAGCTGCCCAGCGCATCGTCTGAGCCATCGCGCACGAAGCCGTCATTGTACATGGTGATCCAGATGGCGCGCACCTTGCGCACCTCCGGCGCCTGCACTTTGGCCGAACTGGGCGGGGAGCGGCGCCCGTTCACCTGGGCGCCTCCTTTGACTTTGAACCCCAGCCCCTTCATGGCGGTGATGACCGCATCGAGCTTGGCCGCGCTCAGCCCCTTGGCAGAGCGGGCGCCGGTCACGGACTCCAGCAGGGCGCGGTAGTCCTCTTCATCCAGCCCCAGTTCGCGGCGGCCGACCTGCACGATTTTGAGCAGACGCTTGGCATCAGGCTGCATGGCGGCCCCCGTTCATTTTGCAGGCCATGACAAACCGCTCAAGATGATCGGGGGCCGCCATGCTAATCGGAATGAAACTCAGCGGGCTGTTCAGCTTTGGTCTTTTGCCCGGGCTCTGATGCTCGCAGATGATCAGCTCTTCCTGCTGCAGTTCGAATCCGGCATTTTTCAATTCTGCTATCAGCTCGCGCAGCTGGGCGCGTCTTGATGTGGCACGGAACTGATTGGCTTCGCCATAGATCAGCGCGCAAACCTTATCGATATGCAGACCATGATGGTGGGTGGCCAGAATTTCGCAGAGCTTGTGATAGCGGCGCATCATCAGCAGGGTGATCGGGCTAGCCTGTTCGATTTCACCACGCGCCCGCAGTTCAGCGAGCGCGCCAGATATGTACTGATTGTTATAGCCAAGTGCATCGGCCAGCTCTTTGCCGGTCATGTGCTGCCACAGCGGCACAGCCAGGATTTCATTCTTCATGCTGGCCAAGCGTGATTCAGTCATTTTGCAGCGAGATTTAATGTTCATCGTCTTCGTCCTCATCGTCCGCCGTGGCGGTAACAATCACTTTGCGGGTCTTGGGTGGCTGGCCTTCGCGCCAGCGCGGTACCGTTTTGTCTAACCAGTCGATGGCGATGCCATCGGCCTGTTGTTCCAGTTCACGCAGCTCGGTCTTGCTCATCGCCTTGTGGCGGCGCTTTGCGTAGCACTGCTTGTTGGCTTTGACGTAATTCACCATCCTGCGCTGGTAGCGGGTCAGCTCCATGGCGTTTGCTCCTTCGCTTCATCCATCCTTCTTGCTCACAGGCTTTGCAGTAGTGCTGCAGGCCGTCGCTGGCGTTTTTATGGTTCCAGGCTGACCAGAAGGCGGTGTCTTGTGGCCAGTAGTCGCCGCAACCGCTGCAGAGCTTCTCCAGCCCCATCTCGGGGTCGATGCGAGCCTTGCCGCTTGCGATCCGCTTTTGCAGCAGCCCTGCGCGCATCAGTGGCGTGTATTCACCGTGCATACGGCCCCCTTGCCATTCATCCGCTGCAGGCGCTCGGCCTCCAGCTCTGCCAGCAGTTGCTCGGCGCCGCGCAGGGCATCACCGGCAAGATCGTGTTCGCGGTACTTTCTGGCGCCCCGCGACAGGGCGATAAAGCGGCGCTGCAGCACCAGCTTCTCCTTCCAAGTCAGCGCTATGGTCATCTCGCCATAGAGCCGGTTTAACAGGTTGTTCAGCACATTTCGGGTCATAGCGTCCTCGCTTATCGTGAGTGGGTTATGACCGGGCCCGGTCGGCTGCTCATCAGTGCCCAGCCACCACGCTGGGCAGACGGGGGAAGGCCCCCGTTTCGCTTAGTGAGAAAGGCTTGCTGCGGCGCCAATCCCATGACGACATATGCCATCGGCGGCCTCTTTCTTAATGCTGTCCGCTGCGTATTTAACTGAGGCAATAATCTGCTCCTTGTCGCTGACGGTCATTCCAACGACATCCACCCGACGCAGCGCACCACTGACCCCATAAAGAAACCCGAGATGGAAAGAGATCCGGTTCAGCTCATCGCTGCTGACCTGCTCTTTTGCCATTAACTCCTTGATGATCTGCTCTTGCTCGGCGACCAATACGTGAACTTTTTCTACTGTTTCTGACATGCTTTTTTCCTTCTATGTTGATAGCTAAATGGCTGCTCATCAGTGCCCAGCCACCACGCTGGGCAGACCATGCCGGGCAACCCCGGCATGGTTTCGCTTACTGCTTGAGGCGTTTGCGCGCCTTGTTGACGATGGTGGTCAGCATGGCCAACCGTGATTTGTGGTGCTCTTGCTCGCCCTGGGCGTTGATAAAGTCGATGGCAAGCTGGGCCTCTTGCTTCGCCAGCTCAGGGTTCCAATCAATGATGCAATCAAGGCTCGATTTGGCATCGGCGACGCTGGTGTTGAGCAGGTTGATGACGCGTTCCATGGCGTGCTCCTATGGGTTCTTGACGAAGTGGACGGCGCCGACAATCAGCACGGCCCAGACCAATCCCCACATCACGGCGAGGATGCGAAAGGTACGGCGGCTGATTTTCATGCGGCCACCTCTTTCAGTTCGCTGACCAGCTCCAGCCCTTCAATCTTTTTGAACTGACGCACCAGCGCGGTGCTGCTGCCGAAGGCGGGGTACAGGTAGGTGTGACCTGCTTTTTCTGGGTTATCGCCCCATATTTCTTTGGTTTCTTTCGCGCCCCACTTGCGTTTGAACTTGGCCAATTCATCAAGTGCTTTCTTGTTGTAACGAGCCTTGAACTTGTGGAAGTAAACTTGCTTGACCACCTTGTTCATAAACTCGTCTGCCGGGTCGATATCGCTCAGCTCTTTAAACCAGACGCCTTTCATTGCGCCATCGATATAGACGACCAGCACGGTGGTGCTTTCGCTCTTGCGCTCGCGGGTTACATCGATCTCGTGACCATGCAGTTTGAACTTCATGGCTACCCAGCCTTTCTTCAGCTCGGCCGCGATGGCCTGCCACTGCTCTTTGCTGATAGCCATCACGCTGCCCTCTTGCCAAAGCGGTGGATACAGGTCAGGCAGAGCGACGCGCGAAGGCGGGCATACTCCACGTTGAGCTTGTTCTTGGCGGCCTTGGCGGCGGCCTTCCACATCTCCAGCGCGGCGATGTAACGCTCGGCACGTTCCAGCTCGGCGGCCTGGGTGGCCAGCGCCAGATAACCGTTGGGATTCTTTGCGACTTGGTGGGCGATCTCGTCGCCCTTCAACACTGCATTAGCCATGGTGTAACTCCTGTTCAAATCTGCTTGTTTGACATTGTTGCTTGTCGTACACGGTGACGATGGAGCCGTTTTTCAAGATGAAATAGGCATCGTCACATTCGAGGATCCGGCGCGGGCTCCATCCCGCCTCGCGCTGCCGGATCCGCCGCAGCTGGCGTTTGCTTGGGCGCCAAGCCCGTGACAGGGCGCCCAGCATCTCCAGTTCGCTGCGGCCGGTACGTTGCACCCAGCGCTCGATGGCGTGGCGGGTGACGTACAGCGGGCCATAGCGGGTTTCAAACTCCACTACAACTTTGCCCAGTCGAGGTTGATCGCCACGTACTTGCCAGACGGCTCGCGCTGGTACAGGCGGATGTATTCCTTCTTGCTGACGGTAGTGATGGAGTCGGCAATGGAATCCATGGCCGCAGACCATTCGGCATCCTCGATAGCAAGGTTGCGTAGGCTGAGCACCTGATTGACATCGATCTTGCCTTGCTTGTTGACCCGGAAGGCGTGGTCAACCAGCGCAACAATCTTGTCGTTAGAACCTTCTGACCAGCGTTCGATGCAGGCATCGATTTGTGCCTTGGCAGCCTGAATCCGTTCATCAAAAACCCGATACTCACCGATGGCCCGCTCGACTTTCATGGAGCCATCAAACGAGGTGAGGGTGATGTTGCCCTTGGCGCCGCCGTAGGTGACGCCGTACTCGCTGGCGCTCAGATCCAGATAGTCTTCCAGCTCCTGCTGCATCTGGATTTTGGTGGCGGCCATGTGCAGCTTGAGTTCCAGCGCAATGGCAATCTGCTTGCGCACTACTTCATCGCGCAGCAGGTCGATGGGCTTGATCAGGCTTTGCGGCACCATGTGGCCTTGGGCGTTGCGGTGCAGGGTTTCGGTTTGGTTTTCGGTGGTAGTAGTCATTGCTGTTTGCTCCTGTTAAGCGGGGAAACCGGCGGCACGGTGGTGCAGGTATTCGACGGCGGTCATGTTTCCGGTTAGTTCGAAGTCGTCGCGATTCGGTTCGTCATGCCAGTGAATGATGCAACCCCCCAAACGGGCTACGTAGGCGCGGCGGCGCAGACCGTTAACCTGCTCGTTCATCTCGATGGCATCCTTTTTCAGCTCATCGGTTGGGTAAGAGATCTCGATCATGGGACGCAATTCAGCGGCCTTTACGCGCAGCACTTGGCAACCGCTTTTGCGAAGAGATGCGATAACACGCTGGGCGATCACGCCGATGCTGTTGGTTCGAATGTTCATGCTTGCTCTCCTTGTGAATCACTGTTCAGCGGCGCCCAGGTGAGGTGCAGCCGGTCTTGGTCGTAGCTCTGTGCTGAGCCGAGTTCGCACTGGATAACCACTTCGCCATCGCGCTGTTCAATCACGCGCCCCTTGCGACCGCTGAGCAGGTTCACGTGGGTAAATGGCGCGGTCTTGACGCCGAAATAACTGGTTTGTTCTTTGGCTTCGCTCATCACTTACCTCCCATTTCTTCTGCAAAATCATCGAGAAGCGATTGGCTGCACAGTGCCAGTGGCACGACATTCATCCCCTTGCCTTGAACTGACTCAACCATCACCATTCCGTCGCGATATAGGGTGTAGTGCTCGCTACCTGTGGCGTTATAAACACGGGCAATCGGCAACCCTGATGCAGGGAATTTGCGGCCAAGCCAGCACAGAAATTTGAACCAGATGACATTCATCACTCCCCCTCCAGCTCGTTAAATGCGTACCGCAGCACTTGCTCGGTCAGCGGCTCGCCGCCCGATACCGTCACCGCCAGTTTCAGGTTCTTGCTGATAAGTCGCAGGGCGCCGGGTTGCTCGCTGATGCGAATCAGCAGGTCGCGCTCGGCGGCACCTTCGATATTCCAGGCGCTGGCGACGGCCATCACGTCAGCCCGTTTGGCCTTGGTCAGGGAGCGCTTCTTGGCGACGCGGGAGTAAAGACGGGCGAAGTCTTCGCTGCGCTGGCCGCCGGTCAGCTGGGTGTAAACGCGGGAGTTGCCGACCAGCACCATGCCGATCCCCACTTCCTCAACCAGGATGCGCAGCTCTTCGAGGGTGGGGCGGTCGAGGTGATCCGCTTCATCCACCACAATCAGCCCTTTGGTGTTGAGCAGGCGGCGGCGCAGGGCGCGGGCCAGCGGGCCACGCAGACGCGGGGCGTTCTCCATCCCCAGCTCCATGGCCAGCTCATACATGCATTCGGTCATGGTGCTGCGGCTCGGGGAGGTGGTGATCACCCACACGTTGTTGTTGGTGCGCTGGAACTCGCGCAGGGCGGTGGTTTTTCCCACGCCAGAGATGCCGTGGATGATGACGATGCTCTCTGTCGCCAACGCATAGTTCATATCCGCGATGATCTGTTTGGCGGTCTCGGTCATCACAAATCCGGGATCGCGGGGGGCATCGGCGCGCTGGTCGCGGGCGGTCAGCCAGTTGGCCAGCTTTTGCAGCATCGGCGCGGGGTCGGCCTTGTAGTTGCCGTTCAGCAGCTGGTTGACGGTGGATGGGCTGACGCCGATCTCTTTGGCGATCTGCGCCTGGGTGACGATGCTCTGTTCCAGCAGTGCCTTGATGCGGGTGATAGCATCGGTATTGCCGGTTTGGTCGAGTGCGACTACATTGGTCATTGAATTACTCCTTTCAGGCGGCCCGTATGGCCGCTTTTTTTGTGGTTTAAATGCCGGTTAAATCCGGTTTTTCTGTTTTGCAGCCATGGCTGCGGCGGCCCGTTGGAAACGTTCCTCAAAGTCGATTGCGGGTTCTGCTTCGCTGCGCGGTGTGGCGAGCGGCTGGATAGCCACGGCGGCATTGCCAATGCTGACCGGGCGCACCATCTCGACCACTTTTGCCTCTGGCGCCTCTTCGTCGCTGATGCTGGGCAGCAGCGCGGCGGCCTCCATCGCTGACATCCCCTTCTGAGCCAGTGCGGCGGCCTTGTTGGCCTTGACGAACTGGGTGCGGGCGCGCTTGTGCTCGCGGGCTTGTTGGGTATCGCCGAAGGCAACCTTTTCCAGACACGCCGCTTCGCAGATATGCAGGCCGTTGAGGGTGGTGACGATCACCGCTTCGTGCAGCCGCTGCGGGTCGAACCGTGCCACTACCTTCTGGCCCTGATAGGCGGCCAGATATTCGTGGTAATAACGGTTGCTGCGGTTGCGGATGGTGCCGCCAGATTCGAGCTTGATGGTGCCGTGCTGGCTGACGCGGCAGGCTTCTGACTGCAGCATCATCATGGTCAGCTGTTCACTGGTTGCCTTGCGCACCGTGGCCTGCATATAGCTCTGCTCGAATGCCTGGTCGAAGCTCATTACCCCGCGACAGGCCTCGGTATTGCGGCCCAGCTTGGCGTTGAACATGGCCACGCCTTCGGCAACCATGCGCAGGAACTCCTCGGCATCTGCGACCCGTTCACCATAATTGTCTGGCTTGGCCATGGGGTTGGCGCCGGTGTAGGCACCTTCCAGCACGGGGGCCTTGTCGATGTACTCTTCCAGCCCGCCATTACCGAAGGCACGCTCGATCGGCTTGGCCTGACCGTGGCCCTTTCCCAGCAGCACGCTGGACCAGTGCAGCTTGATGCCGAGCATGGGGATCATGCCGAGCGGGTCATCTTCTTTGACCTTGAAGCGATAACGGTTGGCAACGCCGCCGGTCATCCACTTGTTGGCCGCTGCCCGGGTGTTATCGATGGTGATTTCACGGGGGATGCCGTATTTGCTGCATACATCCATCAGTGACAGGCGGATCGAGTCAGTGTTTTCACTGATATCGGTGCGCCAGCCGATGATTTTGCGGCTGTAGATGTCCTGCCAGAACCATGTTTTCGGGCGCAATACTTCGCCGTTGAACCACTTCACGAACACGTTGTGCAGGTAGCCATCGCCGTTAATCCAGCTCATGGCATCCAGCCCTTCGATGGTGCGTTCCTGCGGCGGGTAGAGCTGCATCATGGCGTGCTCACCATCGCGCAGCATGACCTGCTGGGCGTGCGGCACTTCCAGATCCATGCGGCGCATCAGGCTGTTGATGCTCGGCACCACCCAGTTCTGATCGCGGGCGGCCAGTTTCAGGCGCTCGTAACAGCTGGCTGCGTTCGGGCGCTCGTTGCGCAGGTAATCCGCTTTGAAGAATTCCCACGCCTGCTCGCTCACCTTGGCCAGCTTGCCAGCGCGGTTTTCGAGCGCGGCCTGCTGCTGTTTTGGCACCAGCACCGCCAGCCAGTCGCTATCGTCAAAGCCTTTCACGGCGGCGACGTGGCGGCGCAGGGTCGGCAAGGCGATCCCGAACTCGTCAGAGATATGCTGATAGGCCTGCATCAGGGTGCTGCCGCTGGCAACCAGGGCATGCACGGCCTTGACGGCGGACGCTCTGGCCATAGCCGCAGCGTGCGCTTTGTCGTTGGCCTTCTTCCAGTTGGCCCACAGCTGCTCTTTGCAGTAGCGCGGGGCTTTGGGCTTTGGCAGATCCAGCGTCAGACCGCCGACCTTGACCTTGCCAGACTTGCGCAGCAGGGCGGCTTGGACGGTGGGGGGCAAAATGCTGATGTGGTATTCGGTGGCCTTGCTCCCTTCGCGTTGGCGGGCTTTGTCAGCGTTGCACTCGGCCAGCTTTTGCAGGCTTTTGAGCATTCCTCTGGCTGTGGTTGGCATGCCTGGCAATCCGGCATTGGCCAATTCAGAAGCGATGAACCATTCCATGACGTCACCCCGCCTCTTTCAGATTCGGGTAACGGCTTGGCCAGATCTCTTGCACCGACAAACCCAATGCGGTGGCAATGATCTTTTCGCCTTTCGGCCATGGATTGCGCAGGGCATTCGCCAACGTGGTGGACGCCAAGCCATTTTCACGGCTCAAAGCGCTGACGCTTGTTCCTTTTTTTCTCAGGGCGGCAATGATGTCGGCGCGATGCCAATCCTGCTGCTCTGTTCCCATTTCTGGGAAATTCTGGGATGATTCTCTATTACTCACTTTGGTAACTCTCTATAGTTACTTAACTTGGCAATAGTGTTGATCAACAAAAGGAACAGATCAAGCCTTAACTGTTCCTTTTCATAAAAATGTTTATAGCCATCACATGCAGGTGAAACAGGAAAAAGAACAATGACTTACGAAGAAAAGGAACAGGAAGGAGAGAAAAGGAACTCAGTTCCTTTGCCTGACACAGGAAAAGGAACTGGTTTTTCTGAAAGATTGTCATCCTTGATCGGACATGGGAACGGCAGGAAGTTCAGCAGGGAGACCGGGATCTCCTACTCAAAGCTGCACAACTACCTGAGCGGCGTCAGTCTTCCGACGCTGGATTCACTGGTGACGCTGGCAGAAGCGACAGGCGCAAGCATTGAGTGGCTGGCCACAGGCAAGGATGGGGCTGGATATGTGCAAGAGGCGGCGGCTGATTACTGCCACACGCAGGAATTCACGGACGAGTTCGCGCTGATCCCGGGCTACAGGGTGCAGGTATCAGCCGGGCATGGGGCGCTGACGCAGGGCGAGCTGGAGCCGTGCAGGCATTTGGCATTTCGCCGTAAGTGGCTGAGATGGCGCGGGTTTGACGAGAAAGAGCTGGCGATTGTCTGGAGCAAAGGCGACAGCATGGAGCCCACCATCAGCAACAACGATACCCTGGTGGTGCATCTTGGCCGAACGCGGCCGGTGGATGGCCATATCTACGTGGTGCGCAACGATGACCAGCTATGGGTCAAGCGCCTGCAGGTGATGCCGAGCGCCTGGCTGCTCCTGAGCGATAACAAGCACTATCAGCCGATCGAGGTGCCGAAGGACGAGCAGCACACCTTTGAGGTGATCGGCCAGGTCGTTCACATCGCGCATGATGTAGGGGAGTGAGATGGAGAAGAGAATAGAGAGAGCGAAGCAACAATGGCAAAGAATTCAACGCACTAAGCGCGCATTGCCATACCTGATGTATACCCTTGGCCCAAGCAAGGTTCCTTGCCATCCTCAGTGGGATGGCGTGTTGCTACCGGTTGATGATCCATGGTGGGAAATGCACTTCCCGCCAAATAGCGATGAGTGCAAGTGCGGGGTGCGGCAGATCTCAAAGTATGAGTACCAGAAGCTGCTGGCATCAGGCAGAGCAAAGACCAAAGTTTAAAGCCCGTTTAAACGCCGATTCACAAAATCGCTAGTGCTCAATCTACTAGGATTTTTCGGCTGATTTTGGATCCAGTGATCAATCTTGCGATCTCCAATAACGAACACGGCCTGAAGAGTCTCAACAACTCTGCAGGCCGCGCCAACTCTGATTTGATCCCACTTTATCCCTGCTGATCCCACTTATTCCCTAACCATACTCTCCAGTGATCAATCCAATAGGTTCTATACACTCGGCGAAGGGGCTGCCTCCGACGAAATTGCCGCCCTGCTCGAGGGCAAGGGGGTACACAACTACCTGATCGAAGTAGCCGGCGCGGTGCGCAGCAAGGGCAACAACAGCAAGGGCTCGCCATGGAAAGTGGCCATCGTCGAACCCTCCGATCAGCCGGGGGCGTTTTCCGATA